AAGCAGAAGCAGAATATATCTCATGCCATTACATCCACTTGATTGACCTTGACCCAATGTGATTTGATATCTTGAACCTTTTGCTGTTGGTCAGCTTGGCGGTTCAGCTTCGCTAGATATTCCATGTTCTGCTGATGGGTAAGCCTCTGAAATTCCCATTGCATCTTAGCATTTTGCTGATAAGCAGATATTTTCATTTGCCTAATCCTATGCGACCCAAAAATAAATTAACGATCTTATCGCTAAGATCATCAGGAAGGAATTTCAAAAACCCGAGCGCATATAAAGCCACGCACCCATAGCAAAAAATCTTCAAGCATAAGTCAAAGGTCTTTTGATATTCATTCACCGACCACACCTTCTTGTTTGTTGACAGAACTCCATCAACTCATAGATACCAATTACCACTAAGAACAGAACAAACGCAGAGACTCCAAGAATCACAGCCAACTCATTTAACTCTGCTTCTTTTTCTTTGGCTTTCTTATCTGCTCTCTCTAATGCGCGAAGCTCTCTCGCATCATCAATATCCATCTGATCTTGCCGAGCTTTAATTTTATTCCACACATCAATCTTGCCTGTGGTCATAAAGAGCATTTTCAATTCTTCCTCAAATGCTCGAGCTTGTTCCAAAGCCATCTCTATCTGAAGCGCAGTTCCCATATTGGAACCTTTGGACTTCTTCGTTTCAATCAGGGCTTTAGTGGCAGTCGACTTAGCGTCAAATAATTTCCCAATCATTGGGGCTAAAGACCCAAGATCGTTAGCGACCGCACTAGCCTTCTTGACCATTGAGATGGCCGACTGTATTCCTGCTAGGGCTGTTAGCGGATCAATCATTTCCGTTCTACCTTCTTCCACTCAAGGCAAATTACTCTGCGGTTATAAACATCACCAATCCATGTCCATCGGACACAGCGATATTCTATGGACGCGAGTATTACAAACGCAAGTAAACTCACGACCAGTACCAAATAAAAATTAAGATGCACCACAGAATCGTGATGACTAAAAGGACTGCCGCAGTAATAGCGACAGCCCAATCCTTCATGACTTAATGTGACTTACTGCCCAACTCACAAAGCCTCCAACGCCTGACGCTATTGTCATGCCCATCCAGAAACCGCCCTTAGATTTGTTGGCAAGCTCGAGCAGTTCTGCAATCTGAGCTTCCATCTTGTCCATCTTCTTATCCATGTTCTGCACTCGTTCCCAAAGAACTCCGTACTTAACTGGATCAATGTCTACTGGCTCCATGATTTATCCTTATTCAGCAGGAGTATCAGGTGTGAGTTCTTCTGTCACAACTGGCTCTACCTTAAAGTCAGGATGTTGAGGCCATACAACTTCATTAAAAGTTGACATGGTATCTGGAACAATTAGCAATCTCTTGCGATAAGCCCTGTACTCATCTTGTTCTTCAGGTGTCAGCAATTCCCATCGCATAGGATTCATTGAGTCAATGTCTTGCACCAATAAAGAGTTGCGAATTTTTCTGATCTCCGCAAGCGCATCATCATGTGATAGATAAGAAAAGTTTGTTTGCTTCTTAATCATTTAATTGCTCCAAGACTATGAATTTTTCCTGTGAATGCCTTATAATCATCGTAGCCAATATAAGCGAATGTTGATCCGTTTGGCACTACTGCATTTGTTTGCAATAAAGAACCTGACCAAGGGCTATCAAAAGTTGCGGTTTTATCAATAACAATTTGATTGTCAGAATTGATTGTAAAAGCATAAGCCATGTCAATTTCATCGTCGTAAGCAAATCCTCTGTTTTCTGATGTAGCAACAAACCTTAATGCACCATATCTTGATGGTAATTTAACAAACGGATACATAGTAATTTGACTGTTTGCTACTACACCAACTCTAGCTGAACTTAGTGCGCCTGATGAGGAATTTCCATCTGAGACAATAAATTTTGTACTAGACAATGAGGTCAAAGTTGGTCGTGAATCTCCTATGTAACTTCTAAAATTCTGTTGAATAGTTATTGTTGTTCCTGATATTGATAGTAGGGCAATATACGGCTGACTAAGGTTATATGCGACTACTGCTAGTGTCGGACTTAGGGCAATACAATCAGTTCTCTCTTGCGAAGAAGTTGCCGCTTGTAAATTAACTCCTGTTCCAACAGAAACAGTAGTTCCTGAAACACTTAAAACTACTGATCTAGGAAGCAGACTAGAGCGATATGCCCATGTAAACAATGCGGTTGTAGCAGAAAGCTTTGTAATGCTATGCCAGTAATTTCCACTTGCACCTCCATCTCCCGCATCTACTAGCACATCAGAGCCAAGCGATAGAGTATCTCCTGTGATAGTCAGAACGGCTGAGCGTATATCGTATGAGGATTGATTCCAAGTCAAAAGAACCTGAGTTGAACTCAAGCTAACAGATGAATATGAACCGAGTGTTGGCAATTCGGATGTTAGTACCTGAGTTGCAATTATTGATGGTGGTGCATTTGAATAATCAATAAGATGCGCATACAAACCAATTGCCACGCCATTGATCCATTTTGGAACTAGCGCAATCGCCCTAGTGGTTGATATAGCCGATACTTGCCTTGATGAATTTTGAAGAACATATCTTGGTCCAACTCCAACTCTTGTTCCTGCTGATGCAGTTGTGCCAGATAGTGTCAGGCTTTGTAAATTTCCGATAGTAAGAGGATGGTGGAAAGTTGTGTATGTTGAAGATTCAGTTCCTGCTGTTGGATCAGAAAAATTCTCTAATTGTCTAAACGCAGTAGTTGGGCTTGATCCTGTTGATGGCGATAATGCAGTACCGATTGTGTAGGTGCTAACTGCTAAAGTGAATCCATAAATCCTATCTCCTGCCGTTGTTGCAATGAGGCCATAAATATATCCTGATAAATTAGTTCTATGAATTACATTGCACCCAAGTGTAGTATTTGTACCATAAATTGCATTAACTACAACTGCAGTTGCACTTATTAATGTGGGTGTTGTTCCTGAAACAGAAACTCTACCAACGCGCAAATCAGTTGAACTTGTTGAAATATAAACATAAGTTGCAGATGTTGCGGAATACGAAGCTAGTGCAACATTTTTATTCCCACTAGATATGCCTGTGTTGTAATGAGCATTCTGTGTAACAGTAAGCCCTGATATTGAAATAGTTTTAATTAGGTGATTGCCTGAACCAGCAAAAGCCAACATACACAGAGTTGAGCTAAGTGTGCATAACCCATAGGCGGCATTGGCATCTGGAGTATTACCTCCTCCAATATCAGCAAGACCACCGCTAGTAAGAGTTGTTCCAGATACAGTCAGAACAGCGGCTGACAATGTATCGATTGTTGGGTATCCTGCTATTAAGGCGGTGGTTGATGTAAGAAATGCAAATTTGATTTTGTCATTGATCGCACTAGCGATAACTATCTCTGTTCCTGCTGTGATGATGTCGCTTGCTATTGAAACAGCGCAAGCATTCCAAGCTCCCGATGATGCTTTCCAACTAACGATTGCAGAAGAACCAGATAAACCAACTGCGGCTACACCAGTTCCATCTATATTTGAAATCAATTGTGGTGCGCCAACTGTGATTGTTCCTGCACTATTAGTTGCTATAACTCCATAAACCTTATTTGATTCTGAAGCTTGTTGATTGAAAACTACAAGCTGTTTTGTTGAACTTAATCTTGCGACTGGTTGCAATGAATTAACATTAGGCGCAGTAATAGGTCCGAATATCAATGTTGAATCTGCATATGGCGCAGGGAATTCTTGAATACTCCACTCTCCTGCTGATGTTGAAATATCAGAAGCCCAAATTACAGATGTTTGATTTCCATTGAGGTTAAATAAATAAGTCCCTGCCGCGTTGTAAACAAACATTGGATATGTTCCAAGGTTCTTGATTACAAATGTTCTTCCAACAAGCGTTGTTGCATCAGGAAGATTTAAGTTAATTTTTGTTGTGCCACTTACCAACAAATATCCACCGCCATCACTTGCTAATAAAGTGATTGCAGATGATTGATTCAGAATACTGCGAACAACAGTCTCTGCACCAGAAGCCAACTCATACCAATCGGCTCCATCTACTGGAGTGATATTCAGATTTGTTTTCTTTGAAAGGAAACGAACATCGTTATAAGTTACAGACTGACCAACAAGATAAGTTGTTGACGCGCTGTAATCACCTTTGTAGTTCACCAATGCAACAGCGATCTCAGAGGCAGGAATAGCCTCATTTATAGTTGGCAATTCAGCATTTAACTCATCAGCGAATGTTGGCAATGCGCCCAAGAAGGCATCACCGCGAGCCGCAAAGTTTGCGGGGTCGTCACGACTTGGTGGCGTTGGCAGAGGTGTAAGAGCCATTTCAAATTTCCTTTATCAAATCAAACCTTCAACTTCAATGCGACAGAAACTATGCGTAGGGTACGCAATGTCAATGCTGAAGTCTCGATAGAAACCATAAACAATCAATGCTGAATAATCAGTATCTTCAGAACCAATGAACACGCTAGGAATAGAACGAATGCTAGATAGAATTTTCTGCACTCCGCTTATGCTTCCATTCTCAATCAAGAACTGTCCACTCATACGCTTACTATAAGCTCGCTGAACAAATGTTGTCAATCCAGTATCGGGGTCTGTATCTTTACGGCTGTAATCAATGATGCCGATTGTTGCCCCATGCTCAAGAGCCTTCTCACCCAAAGCGTAAACAGTACCGACAAGCATTTCACCGATGGCAACATTGCCGCCAGAAGATAGAGTCATTGTTATCTGACCTCCTGAATATGGAGGTAAGTCAGTTAACACTACTTCAGATAATTGTTCAAATGGTTCAAAGAAGTACATATACCAATCAAGAATGATTGATCCTTCTAAGTCAATTGTCCTTGAATAAACTGGAGGACTTGCCCCGCCATCGCGCATAACGATAGTTACCGATTGACCAGTAAGACCAAGCAAAGCGACGCTGTTTACAATTCCCGCGCCTATCGTAACTGTCAATGGTGAAGTTGCCTTAGTTGTCTGTGTGCTTATCTGTCCATCAAACATCGCGTGTTTGTTATCAGGACCAACAAAAGCCCAAGACGTTGAACCTACTGCATCAGGAATATTATTCAGATTAGTGTTTTCTAAGCTGATGTAATAATGAGTCAAGTAATCAACTATTGCATCTTTAGAATAAGATGTTACAGCACTCCAATTCGCATAAGCCTCTGTCGCATTAGTCGACAGAATCATTGCGGGAGTAACTGTAACTGGCTTTATAACTTTCATACTGTTACTGTGTCCAAAGGTTGATCAACATCTGTTCTGACAGTTAGACCGCGAACATCCCAGTTATCCTGCAACCTAGCAATCTTTGCCGAGCTTACTGCTGTTGATCTTGCTTCATATCTTAGCAAGGAAACTTCCTCACGCAAAGCCCTAATCTCACCCGCAACCTCACCGCCAATCATGCTTGCTGTTTGGTTTGTTGTGTAGACAGTTCCGCTTCTGTTGAAGTCAATAAGCTCTGGACCATTCTCGCCAACAAGAGCCATGCCGCCATTGTATGAACCGCCTTCAGCAAATTGCGGAATTATTGTTTGTGACATAGATTGAGCTACTGCTATTGCTTGAGCCGCTGAAGCATTGGCATTTGCGATTGCAGAGTTTGCCGCATCCATTGCGCGATCTGTTGCATTAGCAATATCTGTTAAGCCTGTCTTCATGGTGCTATCTAAAGTCACCAATAATTCATTTGACTTAGTAATGCCTGTGTCAATGGTAGTCAGCTTATCAATGCTTTCCTGCGCTTGAGTAACCGCCTTCTCTGTCGAGGTTAAATCGTTATCAGCGATAAGCTGAAGCAATGCGACCTGTGGTGCGGCAAGAGCTAACTCTTGAAGCGTTAAGTTCTGTGCGTCAAGGTAAGTCTGGACATCAGCGAATTGCGCTTGCAAGTTAAGCAAGGATGCAAACTGTTCTTGACCAAGAGTTGTGCTGAGATCAATGCTTTCAAGCAAGTCTCTGAAGTCTTGGCGTTGTTGCAATGCCGCAATCTGTTGTTCCGTGAATCCCGCTTTTGTCAAAGCCTGAACCAAAGACGAAGCGATCACACCCGCTTGCTCTTGCTCTGTGTAATAGTTAGCCATGAAGCCTTGAGCCTTGGCAATCAGTTGGTCAATACCGCCAACCAATCCTGATACAGCAAGGATGGCTGATTCACCACTCAAGGCAAGAGCTTCAAATGGACCACCCATCAATGTCAAAGCATTACCCGCTTCAACCAGTTGAGTCTTAATCGCGGCAACTTGCTGTAAGGCCGTCAGCACTTCTTCAAGTGTCGCGCCTTCTTGGAGATTGTTTGTGATTGCCAAAGCCCACTCAGGCAAGCCTAGTGTGCTTATCATGCCCTTTACATCTGTGGCGATCTTCGCTGTGAATTCTGCGAGTCCTGCCTCACCATCGGAGAACTCGAAGCCAGGCCATCTGTCGACACCGCTTGCCCAATCGACCAGAGTCTTACCGCTTGCAAGAATCTTCAATGCACCCCAAGCACCATCTGCGCTTGAGTCATCTGCGAATCCAAGACCAACAACTACTTCTTCCGCTTTCCCGAATGCGCGTTGCAATCCGTTCAAAGTATTGGAGATGCTTCCCGCCATCGTCACAATGCTTGATTGCATTTGTTTGTTTGTATCAACAACGAAGTTCAACTCTGAGCCTGTTGTTGCTGTCGCTCCTGCCGCGCTTGCTGTTGCCGCGCCACCTGTGTGCATAGTGCCTGAGTCATCCATTGATTTGATCAGAGAGACTAGAGCCGCCGCCGCTAGGACATAAGGCATGACTGCACCCGCACCCATAGCCGCGCCACCCATCATGCTTCCATTGCCCATCATTGCAGATGAAGCACCCATCATGTCCATGAATCCTGCGCCACCCATAGTCGCACCGAATCCTGTACCGAACAATGAACCCGCAGTTCCCATTGCTCCGAATACGGAACCCATCATGCTACCGCCACCGCTTGCGGCTCCTGCGGCTGTCGGCATCATTGATGCAAAAGCATTTCCGATTGGCGACATGATCGGGCGAATGATGAACTCAGCGACAGTTGTCTTGAACTTGTTTTTAATGAAGCTCAAGATGTTGTCCACGAATCCTTTGCCTGATTCAAAGCCACGCATCAGCGCATCAGTCAATCCTTCTGTGATGGATGTTGCCGCTTTATCCCATGCGTCTTGTGCATCCTTCGCGGCTTTAAGACCAATTGCTTTATCTTTGGAACTAGCCAATTCAGTTAATGCTTTGGCTTGATCTTTGTAGCCATTCACTACGCCTTCACTCAAGAACGCTTCTTCTGCTAGTTCTGCGTTTAGCTTTGCAGTTGTAGCCAACTCATAAGTTTTTTCAACATCTAATTTTGCAACTTCTTCAGCACCTAAGAAAATTGCCGCATTAGCTTCTTTCTGTTTTGTAACTTCATCCTCAATGGCTTTATTCTTTTTCAGGATTGTTTCATAGACAGCGTAATTAGATTTTGCAGACTCATCAAGAATTTCTTTCTCGAGCTTTCCAACAGCTATCGCATCTTCTGTTGCCCTCAAGACTTTCAGCTTTGCAAATAAATTATCTTGCTGTGCCTTGGTGAGCTTCAGAGTTCCTGCTTCAATCTCATTTGTGTATTTGATCTCTAGCTTTTGTGATTCAGTTAATTTTTCAGATGCATCAACTTCAGCTTTGTTGGTTGCAATCTTTTCATCAACGCTAGTCAATAACTTTTTATATGCTTCTTCGAGCTTCTTTAATTCTTCAGCTTGTTTCTTTGAAGCATCACTTACATAAGGTGCTTCTTTCTTTGCCGCCTTTGAGATCGCGGTCATTGTGGAAACTGCTGTGCTTCCGTTTGCGTTCCATGCTTTGTCAACTTCTTCTAATGCAGAAGTCCAATTTGTTTTTAGGCGATTAGCGTAATCTGTGCCTAGCTTGATTGCACCTTGAATGTCACCTGTCATCACAGCATAGATTTGCCGACCCGCTGTTACCAATGTATCAACCATTGTTGCAACAGCTTCATAAACAAGAACGACTGTGATGTAAAGACCTTTGAGTCCGATAGACAATGCGTTAGCAATACGCTTCAGGCGATCACCTTCTGTCATTGATGAAAAGAATTGATCAGCAAGACCTTCAAGCGTAGGCAACAACTCAGCCATCACTTGCATTGAAATACCCTTGAAGCCTTGACCCATCAAATCTAATGTGTCATTAAACTTCTCGGCTCTTGCGGCTGTCTCATCTGTGATTGTTAAACCTAGCTTGCGAGCCATCTCATCAAACTGGTCTAAGCTATCTGAACCCGCATTAAGTAATGGGATTAACTCAGCACCCGCTTTGCCGAACAACTGGATTGCAAGCGCAGTCTTAGAAGCACCATCTTCGTATGACTTGAATTTATCGGCAACCTCACCAAGAACTTGGCGAGTAGATTTAAGACTGCCATCTGTGTTCCGAGTATTGATGTTCATTGCAACAAGCGCATCATTGCCATTCGCAATAGCGACAGACAACTTACCCATGCTTGTTTGTAATGCGCCTCCCTCGATACCCGCCTGTCTAAAGGCGAGCTGAAGCCCTGCTACATCTTTGACAGCGACACCAATTTTCTGCGCCATCTTATTAGTTTCGTCAGCGGCATCTATCGCGCTTTTAATCCATCCAGTAAATGCGGCAACAGATAAGCCAACTCCAATCGCACCCAATGCAGAAGCCGCGACACTTGCTGACTTCTGTATTGAAGACATCGCAGAGGAAACAGAGTTCTTGGCTTTATCCAAATCTTGTTGGAGGCGAACAATGTTAGCCGCCATCTCGATTGTTAGTTGCCCGACTGTTGTTGCCATGACTTACCTTTTTGCCTGAATGAACGCTTGAAAGGCGTTGCCTACTTTTCTGCTGACGATAGTTCTATCGAACTCATTTACTGGATCACCGAATGGTGGCTCGCACTCTGGCTTTTCGCTGTCTTTAGATTGCATCAAATATGCCTGTGACATTTGTTTGATCGCTCTATATTCCCAAGCCGTAAGATCAACGCCTGTGCATTGTTGCCACGATATTATTTCTCTTGCAGACAATGGTACTGGACCCATCGCGCCCATCTCTACCATACCCAAATCTTGCCAGTAGGTTATCACATATTCTGCATCACCAACATCAGGCATCAATGGCTTCCCGCCATTTTTTTGAATCTTCTCAGCGCGTGTTAACTCAGCTTGCTTATCGCCTGATGCAACCGATTTCTCTTGCTTGACAACTGGGATTGCTTTGAACCAAGCCAGTTGTCTTGCATACAGAGTTAGGTCTTCGATGATGCCTGAGTAAAATTTGCCCAATCACCAACGGCTTTATTTACTTGCTCAGTAATGAAGCCGATTGCTGAATCAAGATAAGCCGCTTTAAACATCTCAATGCCTGTGAAGTCTTTGTAGCCAAAGCCATTGAAGCTGACTGTGCAAGCAGATAAAAACTCAGCATCAAGCTCGCGCTGTTCGCCTTCTTTCATCTTCTTGCCACCCTTCTTCACATACTCAAGAATCGCACGATTGCGGATGCTTTGTGCCTTCTGAAATGCTTTAGAGCCTGGTCCGTAAACTGTGATGGAAAGTTGATTTCCATTTACATCAAGCAACGCATCGCCTTCAACTGTTTCCAATTCAACGATGGCTGTGTCTTTAACTGCTAGTTCTGAGATATCAAACATTTTAGTAATCCTTTCGCGGGGAGAGTTATTGCCCTTGCTCGAATCAGCCGCACCCCGCGAAGGATGCGAACTGACCCGAGTAGGTGCGCGTGTTGCCATTTACGGCAATTCTTTAAGCGGCAAGTGATTCAACAATACCAACTCCTGCGGCATTGGTTGTGATTTCCAATGTTGCAGTTGCGGTAGTGATTGAGTCAACAGAGCCAACGCCTACTTTCCAAGACATGATCTGTGCTCTGAAAAAGTATTTGTCGCCATTCTGTGTAGTCACCATAAACGAATAATCGTTATCAGAAATGCTTGCGGCTTTCATAATAATCTGACCTGCGTCATCGGTGTCCAAACCCAAAGACAAAGTGATTGTGCCTTCGTTGAATGAGCCTTTGAACTTCTGTGTGCCACGCGAGCCAACTGGCATATGCGTGACCAAAGCATACTCACGACCAAACTCGCCCAAGTCGGTGATTTCACCAACGAGTGCGGGGACGGGAGATGTTGTGAACAGGGTTGTGTACCCTGTGCTGTTGAAGGTAGCGGGTGCTGACGCAGTAACACGAAGTGTTGTCCCTGCGGATGTGCGGACTGTCATGGTCTTTTCCTCTCGGTTTTAAAAAAAGCCCACAGGGATGTGAGCAGAATTTTCAAGCAAATGCTTGAAACTGGTTTGTGTCTCACTCATAGTAAGACACCAAATAATCTGCGGATTGAGTCCAAGTACCAGTGTCTAAATCTTTTTCGGGTGAACCGAATAAATCTAGGCGACTACTGATAACTGTCTTACCCGCAAATGTCTGTTGTAATTTAAAGTCCATCGCCAAGCGAACTTGATCATGGATTGCTTTCACCTCTGCCATTGTTTTAGCAAGTGGATTGATCTGCACTCTAGCTCGCGCCATCTGGCGTTCTGTCGCGTAATTTATGTGCGGCAATGGTATTGCATCAATGAGTGTGTAAACAAGCGCAGGAAAGGCTGTATTCTGCGGCAACTGTGACATTGCTTTGCGAGTGCTTACCAATGCGGTAATCCCTGCGGTATTCAGCATCGCGGCAATTATGAGTTCTGGATTCATAATGATTTCACAATCTCTCGTCCGATTCTCATACGAATGTAATCAGCCACTTGATCAATTACCTCAGTAGTCCCACCATCAAATGCTTTACGCATAAATCCAGTTGGTCTTACGCCTTCATGAACGGCTGTCTCAGAAAAGACTTCTCCAAATTTTATCGCCTTTTTATTCTTTGGAGAAATTTTATATGGACCGCCTACTGTCTTTCCGCTTCCTTCATAAAAAGAAGCTGTGCCGAATTCAACGAACTTCGCATAAAAAGCATCACCGCCACCCGCAACAACTTGCGAAACAGCTTTACCTTTTTTCACATTAGTTTTTACTTTAATGCTTTTCTTTAATTTTCCAGTCTTGCCGACAGGGGCGGCAGCTCTTGCACGATCACGATAGACATTCGCACCTTGACGCAATGCACCTCGCATGATGTTGGCTTCTATCTTTGCGGGTAACTCATCTAACATTTTCTGCAAGTCAGCAAGTCCGCTTATCGATATGCTTTGATCACTGGCCATCTAAACTTCCCTCTGTGCAATTAAAGATAATTGTCTTATCAGCTTCGTCAACATTCCATGATGCTGTGATATTAAAGATGCGTGTACCTAAAAGAATACGCCATGCGTCAGCATCCACAGATGGCAAGAGCAATGCGGAATATCTTACTGTAACTTGATGTGATATTTGAGACTCAACGACCATTGCGTTAGTTCTCATTTTTTCAGTACCACTTAACGGCTTAACTTCTGCCCATACTGTTCCGATGTTTGTCCAAGAGTTGATCTCTTGACCATACGCATCTAGCGTCGTGCTTCTACGCTGAACAGTAATGCGCTGTTGAAGTTTAGATATTCTCATTACGCACCCATGTTAATGCGATACGGAGTCATCAAGTGAATCATGCCATAAGGAATTTCAGAAACAATATTTCCAACATTGATTGCTTCACGATTCTCATAAAGCTCACCAATGTATAACAACATCGCTTGCTTCAATGCAGTAGGCATCGGATATTCATTCGGGCTTAATCCATCTGTGAACCCTGCGGCAAATCTAACAATGACAGCGTTTGGAACTATCTTTGTATGAGGCCAAGTAGTTACAGGAAAAATCTTTGCAGGATTACTGTAAGAGTCAAAAATGTACTCATTGGCATTTAGTGTTTGAGTCGCGCCATTCGTATCTGTGTAAGTGATGCTAGTGATTGAGTTAACTGGACTTGTTCCTAAAGGAATTTCATTTACAGGAAACTCATCAAGAGCCAATGCAAAAGTTGTTTGTGCAACAGTCAATTCTGTAAATGACTCAACCGATTCCCTTGCTGTCTTAATCAATGCAGTTACCAAAGCATCATCAGGATGTGCGGCAGGAGAGCCAACAGCATCAAGACGCAAATGCAATCGAGCAGTTGCCAATGTGATTGGCTCTGTCGTTACTATGCTTGTGCGTTTAATTTTCCGAACTAATTGCGTCATTTAATTTTTCCTCTGGCTTATAAACCAAAGCATCATCACCAATCCACGATTTCAAAATTTTACCGCCAACATCCCTTGTTCCACGGAATTCTTTTGCGTGACCAACTCCAATGCCACCGCGACCTTCCATGCCCTTGATACCAAGAACACGCTCACCACTAAACAAATGATTGTCACCATGCGCTT